TAGTTTCTTGATGTTGTCGTTGCTTAGTTGTGCAGGTGTTTGTGGAACCTCGTCGGGTTGGGGATTGGGTCCAACCACATCGGCGGGTTGCTTTTCCAACGCAGGAAGGCCCGCTTTCTCACGCAGTTCTTCGGGGGTCATGATAGTCAGCAGGGCGGCTTCGGATAGACGCTCCGTTATGGGTTCCACGGGAATAAGTTCCATACCCTCCACGCCGTTGAACGACCCCAAGTAGTTCATCATCCGCTCCACCTTCCGCACTCGGTCGTTCACATAGGTCGCCTTGAATAGTTCGTACGCCTCCACCAGTTCCTGCCGTCCTCCCAGTTGGCCCTCGGTCTTAACGCCGAATAGCATGGGGTTCACGACACGGTGCGAAATGAAGATTTCGGACTGGATGGCCTTGTTGAGAATCTCAAACTGCTTGTCCATATCGGACGGGGTCAACGGTTCCAAGGTGGGAGCCTTTGAAACATCGTCGTTGAACGTCACCACAAAGCGACCCGCATTATCGGTCCCCGAAAACTTGCGCTTAATCTGCCTCTCAATATCTCCCTGTTCTTCGGGCGTTGGGATGCCGTTGTTGAAGTTGATTAAATACCCGCCCCAAAAGTTATTGCGGAGGTTGTTGTTGTGGAAGTTGGCCACTTGGACATCGGCCTCTATCCAAGCCAAGCCTCCCATGTATTCGGGGAGGGGATAGGACTTCACGCCTGCAGCATACACTCGGTAGTAGAACAACTGCTTGCCGATGCGGTTGTCGGCATCAAAGGCGGGAATCTTTTCGACATCCCCAATTTTGGGGTAGAGTTGGACCATTGCATCGTCGTACCAATCGGCGACTTGGAACATCCTCTCGTCCTTGTCCACTCGGATTTTTTCGAAGGGAATGTGTTCCATTTTGGAAATAGTTCCCATTTTATTCCAAGTCACGGCAACGGCAAACCCGTTGAAGATTTCCAAGTCAAGGACGAGTTTTTCGGTGATGTCGTTGAGGTCGTCATGCTCGCTTAACCCGTCAAAAAACTTGGCGTACCTTGCCTGCTGCTCCACGGTCATCTTTTCCCCTGGTTGCCATCCACCGCCAACGATGTAGTTCACTTTTCCGTTAACTATGGCGTTGTGCTTGCTGCTTCGGCGGTAGTTGTCCAGCAGGTAGTAAGGGTACTCGTTGAACGCACCGTAGGTGATGTACTTGCCCGCCTTGTTTTCAAGCATGACGGGCACTTTGTGTTCAATCCCAAGCCATTGGGTGAACGATTGTTTTATGCTACTCATAGCGTTTGAACGGTAAAGGTGAGAGCCGAAATTGCGATGGTTCCGCCATCGCTTACGGCGTTGATGTAAATGGTAAACTCATCGTTTGCAGCACCTTGCAGCACCGTTTCGGTGAATACCGCATGGCCGTTGTTGTGCGATAGCGTGAGGTCAGCCAAGGACTGCTCAATAGGCGTGCCGTTCTTGGCGATGTAGACTTTCACCTGATTGCCGTTCCCTTGGGATAGCACCATGTTCACCGATACCCGCAAGGACGCATTGGTTGTACCTGTGTAGGTGATGGCGGTGGTTGTGCGGGTAAAGTTGTAGGCAGTCAGCAGTCCCGATTTTAGCGGAGTTGTCAACTTGACGGCCTGCCCTTGGGTCGGGGTGAAGTTCTTGGGTTCGTCGAGGTACAGGTTGGCCACGCCGCGCTCTCGGTCCAAGGTGGCGGTATCGGCGAGGTCATCGAATAGGCCACCAACACGGGCGGCGGTGTTCGCTCCTGCGGCGGTTTCGGTGGTGATGGTTGCGGCACTTGCCTGCAACTGGCTTCGGGTTTGTACGCTCATGCGAAAGATGGGTCAAAGGTTTGGTCAAATATTTCTATATCCGACGCACCGAAAACGGTGTACTGGATGGAGTTGCCGTAGGTGTTAAACGTGAGGCTGACTACCTGTACATACGCCAAGCCCGTTTCAACCACCGCAACGGCTGCACCAACCGTGCTACTGGTATCGTAAACTTCATACTTATACGAGCCTGTTTCAAGCGACCCCACGGCAAGCGAAAATTTGTCATAGCGTTCGATGTATTGCGAAAGGTTGGCCGATTTCAGCAGGGTAAAGTCGGTCGTGGCGTTCTTGGCGATGTTGGTCAAGCGCAAGATGTAACGGTCCCCCGATGAGGCCCGCTGCGTCCAAGTGACGACGATGGTATTGGTGGTGTTCGGGGATAGGTAAATCACTCTATCCCTAAATGTACTTTGCGCCCGAATTTCACAATTTGCGCCCGATGCTTCGGTACAACTCCGCCCTCCGCTCGGCGGTCTTGCTGATGTCAAACCGCTCACGGACATCCTTGGATAACTGCATGGCAAGCCCCTTGGCGTAGTCGGGTTCGTTCACAAACTTGCGGACCGCCTTGTACCACGCGTCTTTCTTGCCGTAGGGAATGACCAAACCGTTGTGGCCATGGACGATGATGTCCGTGTAGGGGATGGTTTCCGAGGCGATGATAGCCTTGCCCATCCAGCCCGCTTCAACCACTTTCAGTTCGCTTTTGAGGCGGTTGAACTTGGTATCTCGGAGCGGAGCGATGGTGGCGTTGATGAAGTTGTACCCCCCGACATAGGAGTAGATGTCAGCCGCTTGGATGCGTCCGTAGTTCTTGTTCAGCCCACGGCAGGAGAGCATCCGCTCGTAGTCATCGTAAACGGCATTCCCATCGTTCCACCCGCCAAGGTAAATTTTGTAACGGCCATCCAGGGACTTGTCGTGAGCCAGCAGGGAAAACGAATGCTCCACCAAGGCGATGTCCTCTTGGTGCTGCGCCCCGCCAAACCAGCCAATCTTGAACAAGTGCGGTTCGGGTTCGGCGTTCGTATCGGGCAGGTACTGCTGGTAGGCTTCGTAGGGTTCGTTCGGCAGGATGGTGACGGCCTTGTTGAGCAGGCGTATCTTCTGCGCCAAGTGTTCCGTGGTCGTGGTCACATGGTCCGCAAGTCGGATGTGCTCCCGTATCTGCTCGTCCAATTTGGTGTCCAAATAGTGTCGGTACATGATGTGTCCCGATTCCAAAACCCAGTAGTCGTCAAGGTCCAAGATTACCTTCGCCCCAAACGCCGTGAGAGCCTCGTAAACCTTCCGAATTTGCTCCAGCGTACCTTGACACCAAAGACGATTGAAAAGCCACACATCAACGGTCTTTAGGTCCTCGTCTTTGACATTGGCGATATTATCGACACACACATAATCGAACTCCGTGTAGTTGTCACCGAGGTAGGCGTTCGGCATCTCCAAGCGGTAGAAGGAGCACCCCGTCGGGTGAGCGTTGTAAACGATGCAAATTCTCATGCCCAAAGGTACAAAAAAAAGGGCCACCCCTTGCGAGATGGCCCAGACCACTAAACCATGCGGGCGTATGAGAACCCGCAGGTCAAAGATAGTTTACGAACCGCTGATTTGTGCCGAGGCTACCGTGAATTGCGTTGACAAAACATTCAGCATCGGATTCGGCTCCATGCCCGAAAGGGTCAACTCGTAGCCGCTCCTGTCGCCAAATGCAGTACCCGTTCCAGCAGTCCCAGCGGACACTTCCAAGCCGTTGGCCGCACCGAGGAACCAGTAGCGGTCATTGTTGTCTTGAACGATTGCGTACACCCGATTTTGAGCCAAGAGGCGCAACTCATTGCGGACGGTAGTCTGCAACTTGTTGATGGTGAAGGTCAGTTCGGGCGTGTAGAAAAGCGTTCCATTCTCAACCGACGCATTCAGCGTTTCGGTCATGCTGGAGGTCGCTTTGGTTAAATCGTATTCAAACCAAGTACCTGCAAGGGTTCCCGATACCGAGCCTGTGGTATTGGCGACCGTTCCCGTTGGGTTGAAGGTTTGGACATAAATAGTTTTGATACCGCCAACCGAGTTGCGGCATCCGAGGGCGTAGCCCGTAGTTAAGGAACAAGACATAGTGTATTTTTAGAGGGTTATGTTATACTAAAAAAGCGGGGGGCAGTTACCCGCCCCCCTTACACTTAGGCCAAGCGGAAGTCAACCATGAAGTCTGGATAAGCAAAATTCACTCCTAGCTTAAAGGCAGCCTGCCAACGGATAGAGTCGTTGTCGCGTGAATGCCAAATCGAAAACTGCTCTTCGTCGGAAAGCAAGTCACTTCCTACGAACAAATTGCCGAGGTAAGTGCAGACGATGCGGTTGGTGTTGGTCAGACCTGGGACTGCAACGACACGGACATTTGTGCCAGGGTAGATGATGTCGCCATCGGCCATGCCCTGCAAGTCAACCTGGTTGTACATAACACCAGCCTGCTTTTTGAAGGCTCCAATCAAGGTGCGGAAGTTGTTCCAACCACAGAAGATTACGAGGTCGGTCTTGGTCAAGATGGCCTGCGGGATGTCGTTGTAAATTTTGTCAAAGATTCCGATGATGTTGTTGTCGGTGATACCAACGGAAGCCGATACTGGATTCCAGGTGGTAGAGGAAGCGTTGGCGAGAACCGTAGAACCCGATGCAGCGTTCAGCAGTTGGTTGACACCGCTGAAGTAGGCGTTACCCTGCCAGATAGCGGTTTCCAAGGCTTCGGCGATGCGGAGTGCTTTCTGCTCGCTGAATGCTTGCTCGAATGGTACGCTATCGTAGTTGGAACCAGCAGTCAACTGGGATTGAATCCAGTATTGCTCCAAGGAACGAGGGCAGAGTTCTTCCTGAATCTTCATGCGACCAACGGTGATGTTGCGTTGCGTGAAGGTTGTGGTTCCTGAGGAAGTCCATCCGCAAGTGTCACCGCCTGCAATAGCGGCATCGGTGTCCATCAAGTTGAGGGCAGCGGACGACTTGATACCAACTTGCTTGGTGAACAGGGCAGCAGAGCGCGCGGCGAAAACCGCTTTGGTGATGAGGGGGAGCCGCTGCTGCTCGGTGTAAGTAGTCAGCGGGGAAACGAATGAATAACTCATGGTTTTGTTTTAAGGGTGTTAAGGATTAATTGGATTTTTTAAGAGTTTGGATTGCTTGTGCGAGTGCGTTGAAGTTCTGCGTTGCGGCGGCCTTCCGTTGCTCCACGATAGCGGAGGCGGTTGGCTTCGGGGCTTCGGTCGGAAGTTCGGCAACCTTCTCAACGATGTCGGTCATGGTTTCCATCTGCGAGGCAAATGCGGCCATCTTGTCCTTCATCTTGCCCATCTCCACTTCCATGGCAGCCTTCAACTCGTCCATGATAGCGGCAAGGTGCTTGGCGACGATTTCTTGAACGGCTTCTGGGGTCAGTCCCACACTAGGAGCGGCAGGGGCTTCGGGTGCTTCGCCTTCGGGGGAAACCTCGATTTCTACCTCTTGGGCCGCAACTTCGGCAGCAGGTGCTGGGGCTTCGGCCACGACAACTTCGGTGATTTTGCCACCTTCGGTCTTGATTGTGCCAACGCCCTCAACTTGATGCTCGCCGTCAGGAGCAGGCAGGGTTTCGTCTTCGGTAATTACATACACGGCGGTACCTGCAACGAGGTCGCCGTCCACTCGGACAACGGTTCCATCCACCAACTTGTAGTCGGCAAAGGATTGCTTTTGGGTTGTGAACTTGCGGAGTTCAGTCCGCAGGGTCATGATAGCGTCTTTTAGGTTCATGTTATTGGGATTTGTAGTTAGGTTGTAATTGTTGCAAAAAGTTAGTCAAATCGTCTGCGAGGCCCGCAAGTGCGACCTCCAGTTCGGTTCCTGTATTTTTCATCCCGAACAAGCCCTCCACGGAGAAACCCTTGAAGGCGTGGCGGTTCTCCCACACCTCGTCGTTCTCGACTTTGAACGACCCGAACCATGAGCCGTCGGGGGTGTCCTCGTAGCCCTTGGGAGGCATGATACCACGCTCGGCATCGGTGATGTAGGACTCGAACATGAACACGCCATCCAGTTCAGCGTTGTGGTAAGCGTTGACGTTGTGCTGGTTGCCTTGCTTGAAGTACTTTTGGACTATCTTGCGGATGGTGGCTTTGTCAAAGACGACGTAGTACTCGCCATAAGTTTCGTCCTTCCTGAAGATGGGAGTGTCTGCAAGCATGAGAGGCCCAGTCAGGACCCTGCGTTCGCCTGTTTCGGAGAATCGTTGTGGTGTCTTTGCGAAGGCTTGGAATGGCCGTTCGATGGCTGGCATATCGGTCAGGGCCACGAATTGGACCCCTTCATCCACCTCGTCCACGGTCATCCTGTAAATGGGTAGTTCCATAGTGGTAAATGTGGTTAGGCTCCAAGAGTTGCAAATTCCTCCAACCTCCGAACCCTGCGAGT